CGATAAACAAGTAAATTATACTAAAAAAAGATGGAGTGATTTAAAGCCTGAACATAGAGCTTATCTCATTCGATCGAACGCTAGACCCTCTGTAAAGAATACATTATATAGAACCTTTTTACAACTTTATACAGATGGTATTGATGAATGGTCATATTTAACTCATTCACAATTGTTAATGTTTACACAGCGTTCTTCTTTTCTTAAAATGGAAAATTTACTTTATCGAACTCTTTGTGGAGACAAGGAGAAAGCCCCCCGTTTTATCTCTGGTGCTGAAGCTCAATTCATATGTTTAGTTGGGCCCTGGATGATGGCATGTCAGGATCGCTTGAAAAAAAGTTGGAATATCAAGCACTTTGTTACTTTTGGAAGTGGCAAAACTAATGAAGAAATAGGACAAGAATGTGAAAAACATTTGGAAAAAAATGTTTTCGAAGATGATATAGGTGTTTTCGATAGTAGCGTTCGTGTCCCCTTATTGGAATTAGAACATAAGTTGTTCGTTAGTTGGGGAGCCCCTCGTGCAGTAAATATGTTAATAAAGCAAAACATAAATACAAGGGGTCGTACAAAATGGGGTTTTAGATATGTGGTACCTGGAACTAGGAAGTCAGGTGATCCGTATACATCTTTGGGTAATTCAATATTAAATGGTTTGATGCATTATTTTATTTATCGTTATCATACGAAATGCTCACCATTGCAGGCTATGCATGCTCTCAAAATGTTTGTTACAGGTGATGATAACTTAGGGTTCAGTAGTGTTGTGATACCCTGGGTGCCATATATGTTAAAGTTGGGATTTACTAGTGAAGCAGTTTACCGAAAATCAGTTTTTCAAGCTGAATATTGCTCTAGTAGGTTGTATCCGACTCAGTCTGGTCTTGTGTTAGGTCCAATGCCTGGTAAAGTGTTGGCAAAGTTTGGACATTATGTTCAACCACCTAAACAAGTTCCTATTAAACAACTTCTTAGAGGTAGTGCTCTAGGATTATATAAACAATGTTACTTCATCCCTCCAATTAAAATCTTTTTGGACAAGGTGCTAAAGTATACAGTAGGCCAAAAGGCTTATTTTACTAAGCAGGGAGACTGGCAAAACAGAACAAAGGCTTTTCATGAGCCTGTACCTGAAACATATCAAGTTCTTGCAGAAATTTATGGTTATGCTAAAGAATATGATATTATGTTAAAAGATCAGTTGCCAGTAACACCATCTCATATCGAGTTTCCTTTTTTAGAAACTATGATGGATATCGATACATCTGGACCTAAGCTTTGGTTTGGTTGAGTGGTGATAAGATTAGTGCCTGACACGGCAATGTGTCTATGGGTATATCATTGATATAAACGAGCCTAGATCAAAAATCCAGGTACCAGTATATGGTTAAATCACCCCCTATCTGTACTAGCGTTGAGAGTGAGAGTCTCCGCATGCAAGCAGAAGGTTATGTATATGGCTGAAATTTTAGAAGAACTTGAAATGTTCTGTCTATTGGGGTTCATTGTTCCCAAGATTTTCCGTGTTACGCGTAAAGTAACCTCTCTAAATCTGTGTGTTAGATTGCTAATTTAATAATAATTAATAGCCTGTCCTGTGAGCTTAATCTGCAGTGATAATAGTAAAGGTGGTCTGATCAAGGGCCTTCCTCAACTATGTGTAGCCTCTTTAAGTTAACTAGTGGTGTGTAAGAAGTTGGTTTGAACGACTGGCGTACGCACGTTTAATTTATTATTATTTAGAGTTAAAAATTAGAACAAGCCTGTTCTGGTTATACAAATCTTATATATCGTACCTTGTAAAATGCGAGTATGCCCTTTAAATCCTTAGCCGGTTCAATTCCGTGAAGGCACTTTAGGTAACTGGTCAAAACGTGTAATATATGGTATATAAAAAGGTACATCTTTTAAAAAATGGCTAAACAACAAAATAAAGGTAAAAGAGCTGCCAGAAGAGCTCCTAAAAACGGTGTTTCAAGACAACAACGTAAAACTTATGGTGTACGTGGTGGTAGGATAGGTCCTGCTGCCAAACCAAGAGCTCGTAAAGGCCGTAAAGCCGGTAAAACACGAGCAAGAAGAAATAGAAACCTTACTGGTTACAACGTAGCTAGATATGGGAATTCTATGGGTTCTAAAGCCACTGATGGTATTAACATTATGAAAACAATTCATAATGGGTCTAAAATAGAAGATACCTTCCAAGTGCGTAGAGAAAAAGTTGCCAATATAATAGGCTCAACTGCTACCACTTTACAAATCATCCAAGCTTTATATTGTAATCCAGGAAATAGTACTTTATTTCCAATCTTCTCACAAATTGCTGCTACCTATGAAGAATGGGAAGCATTATTATTTTACTTCAGTTTTGAAACTGAAGCATATGCTGCCAGCGGCTCTAATGTTAGTGCTGGTAAAGTAATTTTAGCAACTGATTATAATCCATCTAATCCTGTATTTCCCACTGATCAAGCGATGGAAAATTATGTTAATTCTGATCGTGGGGCTCCTTATTGTGAAATAATTCACGATGTATTAGGGGGTGATCATAATCTTAAAAAAGATCCTCTTAAGAACTATTTCGTATATAATTCTGCTAACTTAGCTGCTCCTGCTAATGATAATAGTAAGTTTTATGATTTAGGTTTATTTCAGCTTGGTTGTCAAGGGAATGCATCTTCCTCAGCTGAAATTGGTGAATTATATGTAACATATCAATTTAAAATGATTCGTCCTAAAATGCCTCAAACTAATTTGGGGTCTGCAGCAGTTGCCGCTCACATAGGTGAAGGTGCTGTAACAACAGCAACTGCAGCTGCTCCTTTAGGTACCACCGGTGGTGTAGTCAAAGCCGGTAGTACGCTACCTACAGTAGCGACATCTACAACATTTACCTTGCCTAATGCGGGTAATTTTCTTGTAGCAGTAACATCCAGTACTAATAATGGTAATATTGGTGCACCTATCACTTTAACTCCAGGCTCTAATATAGCTGGATTAAATTATATTTTTGATGATAGTACTTATTATCGTAATGGTTGGAATGACATAATTGCCAACTGGACTGGTGTATTTGGGGTTAGTGCCCCAGGTACAGGTGCTGCTAACACCATAACAATAGGCGGTTTAACCAGTATGACTGGAGGAGAAACCGATGTATTTATCTCTCAAATACCAACTGCAATTGCAAGTGTATTAATATCAGAAGAAGATAAAATTCAAGCTAAACAAATTTCTTCATTAGAACAAAAATTAGCTGATGTTATGGATTATTTACGTGAAGTAGATCCAAATAGTAAACGTTTGAATCGAAAATATCAACTTCATTCTGATAGTGAAGATGAAGTTAAAGTTGATCCTCCTCCTAAAATGACTGAAAGTCAATTAATAGATAAAACTATAAATAAAACTATTAAAAGAATAAAGGAAGAAGAAGCTAAATCAACTGATACGCCTAGTAGACCGTTAAACGTAAGTCCTGGGTGGTTTGGAACAAGTGTAGGCTCTGTAGTTTTAGCTCGAGATTATAATGTTTCCAAATAATTAATTACGTAATTTTACTGCAACTATATCTGGAAGGGGATATTGGGATGGCGCTCCCACAGAAGTGAGTTCACGGTACCTGCTTAGTAATGTTCAATCATTCGGTGTGTGTCAACGTGAGTTGTTCAGAGCAACCGTGTTTGTGAATGTATTGTTTATATCAGTTTACATTACTCTTTAATAGAAGAGTAGTCATTTTTCTCTGTTTGGACTGTGTGTCAACTAAACAGCTCTGGCCGGAATGCTAACCGGGGTAAAAATTTGAAGAAGGCGATAAGTAACGGGTTGAATTATCTGTTACATCTTTATGTAGTACGTTTAAAGTTTACCGGTGCCCTTGATAGGGTATCATCAC